CTAATTGCTTGTGCTTTTTTGAGCAATTAATCTTTTATATTTGTCTAATAGCTGTTCTTCCGTTTCCTCATGCTGCGGATCTTTAGGAATACAGTCGACTGGACAAAATAATTGACATTGTGGCTGATCATGGTGACCAACACACTCTGTACATAAATCTGGATTAATTTCATAAATCACTTCACCCATAAAAATAGCTTCATTTGGGCAAACTGGTTCACAAACATCACAGTTTATGCACTCATCGGTGATATATAACGACACTTTACCAACCTTGTTGATGTTTACGTTCAAAAGCTTCAACCACAGCTTGCGGAACAAACTTGGTTACATCACCTTTTAAGCGTGCAATTTCTCGAATCAACGTCGAAGAAATAAAAGAATACTGTTCGGAAGGTGTTAAAAACACGGCTTCAAAATGTGGGTCCAACTGGCGATTCATATTAGCCAATTGAAACTCATATTCAAAATCAGATACTGCTCTTAAACCGCGAAGTACTGCTGTAGCCTTTTGTTCTTTGAAAAAATTAACCAATAAACCATCAAAACCTACAAATTCAACATTTGATAGATGGCCTAATGATGACTGTGCCAGTGCAACTCTCTCTTCTAGACTGAACAAAGGATTTTTATGATGTCCAATTGCAATTGCTACTACGACCTCATCAAACATTCTTGATGCTCTAGTAACTAAATCAACGTGCCCATTTGTGATAGGGTCAAATGTTCCAGGATAAATTACACGCGTTTTAGACATCCGCTAGTACTCTAATTGTATTGTGCACCTATTTTAGCAAAAGTTATACATGAGGCGAAATATTGATATGTGGGAAAAAACTTCACCTTGGCATCAGTTTACGGCACAATAGGGGCAATTGTGGAAGTTTGAATTATGGCGAAAGCAACAGTAGTAAAGAATAATAAGTGTCGATGTTTATTTTAATTCTCTATAGTTCCTTTTTTAAAGCTAAGTTATTGAATTATAAAAGTTGTTGTTCTTATTAGTTCCTTATAGTTTGTTTACATCCTCCAAAAAAACGGGTAATAATGCGGGTAACGAACTACTTACCCTTACCTCATGGCCTCTGCAAAACTTTCTGATCTTAAAATTAAAGCACTGAAACCTAAAGAAAAAGTCTACAGAATATTAGATGCAGATAGACTTTACATAGAAGTCCGACCTTCAGGTGCTAAAGTTTGGCGGTTTAAGTTTGTTTTTAATGGTAAAGAATCTTCTATGAGTCTTGGCGAATACCCGGCTATTACTTTGGCAGACGCTAGAATCTTAAAGGATGAAATGCGAGTAAAATTAGCCAAAGGTATTCACCCAGTAGAAGATAGACAAAATAATAAGGCCAAGGCATTAGAAGAAGGAAAAAATACATTCAACGCTATTGCAGCCGAATTTAAAGAAAAACGTATGACGTTGAAGTCTGAAATTTATCAAGAGAAGTTCGATACTGCTTTAGAAAAAGATATATGCCCAGTTATTGGCAAAAAAAATATTAAAGATGTGACTGCGGCTGACGTATTGAAGATTTTAAATAATACGATTAATCGTGTTACTAAAGAAACCAATGGAAAAATGACGGGTGAATCTGCTGCTTTACAAAATCGAAGATTCATTGGTGCTGTAACTCGTTATGCAATTGCTACTTTAAGGCTTGAGAACGACCCTACTTATGCTGTACGCGATGTTATCAAGCGACCTCGTGTAAAACATGCAAGAGCCTTAACTAAAGAAGAAAGAAAAAAGGCAAGAACTCAATTGCCTAAATACAATGGAACAGAGACTGTTAAGAATGCTGGCTTCATTCTCTTATATACAATGCTTCGGGCAATTGAAATTAGAAAAATGCAATGGAAATGGGTCGAGTTTGATACACGACTTATTAGATTTCCAGAAGAGGCAATGAAAAAATCCAGAATCCATATTCTCCCTATATCTGACCAAGTATATAAAGTACTTAAGCGTCAATATACAATCTCTGGTGATAGCGAATTAGTTTTCCCTGCTATTTTCAGTAAGAAAAATGATGGCATGTTAGCTAAAGAAACGCTTAACAGTATGCTTGAATATATTGGCTTAAAAGGCGTTACCACTCATGATTTTAGAGCTACAGCTTCTACCCTACTATATGAAAAGGGCTATGAGGAAGCTTGGGTAGAAAAACAGCTTGCTCATGCTGAATCTAACAAGACAAAAGCATCGTACGACCATTCGCAGCACTTAGAGGCTAGACGAAAAATGATGCAAGACTGGGCTGATATTGTGGATAGCTGGAAAGACTAAAAACTTTGCTTCTTATCAAAGGTCCATCTTTTGCCATTGTAAGTCACAGTGCCATCTAAATTAATGGTCAACTCTTTTAATGAGTAGTCATAGATTTTAAGAACATTCCCGTTCTTATCTAAATCAGCGGGTAGATTGCAAGTATTTTCCATCCTGCCCGCTTCCGAAACCATGATCATGACTTGCGACATCACAAAGCCCTTACACAAATCGAGACATTCACATTACTATTAATTGTGTGAGCTGTGCAACCTGAGAAGATTAAGCACAGCAATGTGATGATCGATGCAACTTTGGTACGTTTGCACATATAAGTTACTTCTTTAAAAATAAGGCACGCTCTGCTTCTCGGCGACGAACTAGACCTTTCATAACTTTACCGCCTGCTTTGTTCCATACAAGGAATTGGTCAGCAGCGCCTTTGTAGTCACCTTTGTTAAGCAACTTTAATAAAGTCGATCCCTTAAAAGCACCTGAACCAATGTTGTAAGTCAGTGAAACCAAAGCATCAAACTGGTTTTGACTTAAAGGCACTATCACAGATTCATTTACAGTCTTTTCAAATTTGGCTAAGTCGTGCTTAAAGTAAGTCTTAGCTTGTTCTGCTGTACAAGTATCGCCCTTCTTAACCTTCACGCCATTTGGATAAACTGTGGTGCCAATGCCAATAGTCCAGACTCCTACACCATCGTCATAAGCTTTGAATCGTGTGTCTTCAAATCCTGAAATTAGATTTACACCAACATCACTTGTAGTCATGCCAGAAGGCGCAAGTTTATCGACCATCTTATTTAAATCATCTACTTGTGCTTGTGTAAGTTTGCCGCCTGCAATGACACGGGCGGCGTCGAAGAATGGTTTAGTTGTCATTGGATTCACCTTTCTTTTTCTCTAACTCAGAGCTACCAAAATAAAAGCCACATGCAGTTGTCATTGCTCCAGCAATAAAGCCTAGTGCGGTGTTAATCAAGTTACTATTCTCACGCGGCATATTCACAAAAAATAAGGCAATAACCAATACAAACATTAGCGCCACAAGTGCAAAAGCCAGATATGCTCTAGTCTGTTCGCTCGTCATCAATATCTCCTTCTAAACGTTTTTTGGTCTGTTCATATTGCTCAACACGCAATTTATGAATCTCGTTAGCACGCTTTTCATCACGCTTTTTGAAATAGAGATTCGTTAGGAAGGTTGCTATACCGATAAAAATCGAGAAGACAACGGCCCAGTCAATTTTGCCAACTACTCCGATCAAGCTCCCCCCTACTACATAGCCATATGAAAATTTTGTTGTGGTTGCAGCAGCAGTACTAACTGCTGCCTCCATTGCATTAGTTGCTCGATCGTTCATGCATGCCTTCCTCCAGATCATAGGCAATAAAAAAGCACCTTGAGGTGCTGTATAGTGTTGTTTTAAGCTTGAAGCCTTTTAATAAAAACATTAGTGAATATGAAGAGCTTTTTATGACATTTTAAATTTCGACAATAGTTAGATTTCCAGTTTTATATGCTCCAGTATCAATGAAATAACAGTTATGCTTTATGACAGGATAATCAACAATAGTATGGCCAAGATAAATACGGTCAATATTTTTAACTTTTTGATAAGCTCCAGTTTCATCATTAAAACGATTTCTAGACCACAACGCGAGGTTCATTGCTAAAAGGGCAACATCTATATCTGTTTTATTGAATGAATCTTTAAACTCAAGCCAATCGTTTTGTTCAACATTTGCATGTACAAATCCAATAAGCTCTCCTTTATGTTCAATTTCAAGATAGAGCGGAAGCTCTTTTAGTTGCTCAATTATCTTTTGTTGATCACTTTTAGGTAATTTATAAAACCATTCACCCCCATTACGATCATCTTTGTGTATATTACGGATCTTATGATTAAACATACCGTCTATACACATCTGTTCATGATTGCCGCGAACAGCTTTAAACCAAGGTTTATTGAGTAGGTTTAAACATTCTAGACTCTTTTTGCCGCGATCAACTAAATCACCAACAGAAATCAAAAGATCATGTTTAAAGTCGAAATCTATGTCGACAAGATGCCGACATAGATTATCGTAACTACCGTGCAAATCTCCAACCACAAATAAACGATTGATTTTCATGCTAAAACATTACCTCTCAAAGAGGGTAACTCAGGCTTTGGTCGCTCAGATTCATATTGCTCTTCAGAGATAAATTCAACATTGTGAATAGTGACCAATTGATTTGATTCGGTTAATTCACCGTACATCAAAGTTGCGCTAGAATCTTTGTTTGTTACTTTGAAGTACTGACCGTCTGCTCGTGTATATTTTTTAACGCTCATTAAACTAATCCTCCATCTAAAATTGTCCATCCCGCACCGATCAGCCCACTGGCTGCTGCTTGACTCGCAGCTGATCGCTTTGTAGAAGCAAGTACGACACGCGGGCTTGTACCATTTGCCCATTCGTTTCGTCGCGTTGTGCCGACATCGAGCCACAGTGCATTCAAATATTTATCATAGTTTTCGGTAGACCAGTTCGGCGCAACCGATACACCTTCAATATTCGCATTGACGTTGAACTTGGCTGGCCACGAAGATAAATCTTGGTTAAAAGATGTTGCAGCGGTCAAAAATCCCATGAAGTTTGACACATTTCGAATATCCCAATCATTGATCGGTTGATTGAAAGATGATGCATACCAAAACATGAATGCCATAGAGGCCACAGAACGAAAGCTGCCCGTGATCGTGCTATTGAATACAGTGTTTCCTGAGAACCATCCCGAAGCATCTGTCAGATTTGGTGCATTGAATTTTATAGGGCTGTTCATCTTAGAATCAGCAAACAAGTAATATGCTTCTGTTAACAGCGGCATGTTCCCGAAATCAACGGGCTGATTAAACTCTCTGGCCCCGTTCAAAAAGTTATTGAGCAACACTGCTTTGCCAAAATTGAAATTGATGGGTTGGTTAAATTTCGATGCAGCCATAAACATTCCAGAGAAATTATCACACTCCGATGTATCGACATTTATTTTAGAGTTAAATGAAGAGGCGCCCTCTAAGAAAGAATTCATCGATTTGGGCTTAGCTGCTCTTAACGTAATATCCTTATTGAATTTCTTCGCATTAAGAAGAAAGCTGCTCACCCATTGAAGTTTCGGTGCATACCAATTAATTTCTCGATCAAAGTTTATTGCTTCTGCAAAAGTAAAACCTGCATCAACTGCCTCTGAAACATCCCATGCATTAACACGCTGTTTAAAACTTCCACTGGAGATGCAAATACCATTAATGGATACGACATCTTCCGCGTGCAGACCTAGCGAATAGTCCGCAATTGCGCCATAAAAAGCACTGCCGTCATCACTACTTACGCCCATGATACGATCTTTATCTTTCCATGCTAAGTACGCAAATTCACGTCCTTCATCGAGTTTTAAAAAGATATCCCTAACTGTACCGAGAACGACCTCTGTCACTGGAGTAGTTACACCTTGCGAAGGACAAGTAATTGTGCCGCCAACGACTTTAAACTCTTTAGTATTGTCATTGCGAAACTTAAAAATATCCCCATTCTCGACATCATAGTTGCGGACAATGCGTACGCTGCTAATATATCCTTTCGGCGGGAAAACATTAATTGATTGATCGACTGTGTTTGTCGATTTAAACACTGTGCATGACATGATTGATTGCTCCTGCGCTTAAGCTGTGTAATTGAAGTATGTATCTAAAAATGCAATACGCTTTTTTGTCCACGCCAAAATTTGCTCTAAGCTCGTGATGTTTAAAGAAGGACGTACGGGCCAACGGGCCAACTCTAGCTCGACAACGCTGATTGAGAATTTTGAAAAAATATCAGTCGATAAGTTATAAATGTTCTCAACTGAGATAATTTTCAGATCGCGCAATTGCTTATACCGTGCTTCGATGTCTGTGTTATATGTGGCTTTGACTTTGCGCCAGAACGAGCTTGAACTATTCGAAACAAGTTGTGAGCCTGTTGTGTCGTCATACACAACAGCACCAGTCCACTCAAGGCCGAAGACAGTATCCATGTCATAAGGCATGAACATGAATTTTTTCCCGTCGTAGCTAATAAACTGGAAATTTTTCGCCGCGTTTTGGCTCACGACGTCTCTGCACTTCACAAACTCGGCATAGATCATGAAATCGATCACGTTTTGTTTATCAAGGTAACTACCAGCTTGTGCTGTAAAGTTCGCATCGCTGAGCTGCGCAAATGTATTCCAGTTAGAAATCGCGGCCCATGTATCGGCGGTAGGTGTACTCGGTGCTTTCATTTCATAAAGCGTCGGATTCGTGACTTCAAGATTCGTGATGTCATTCCATCCGTCCATCCCGATATGGATTTCTTTCGGCTTGTTTTTCGAGATATTGTAGTTACTGCGTTTCTTCGCAGTTCCGAACGAGCCGATGCCGTAGAACTCATCATTGATGTATAGTAGGGCTGAATATAAACGCGGTACTCCGTTTGCTCCGCTTTGTAATGCGCTTTTCCCTGTTTTGCCAATGTACGGTTTTTCGGTCTCTAGACGTGGATAACCTGTTCTCGACGCTGTGAATTGCTCCCACAATCGGTAACACATTGCGTTACGGATGTTGGTGTGATCAATCCAGTTCGACTTAAATACAAGCTCATCATGTGGCAAAAGATCACCGATTTTGATAGTCAGTGGTTTTGTTAATGCTGGATCAGAGAAAAATGCAATGTTCCAATTCTTTTTTGCATAAGCAGCACTTGAAGCACCTTGCACCTCCATTTGCACATAACAAGTAAATGATTGACCATCGAAATGAAATTCACCCTTTCCAGATACTAGAGTGCCTTTTTCACCTGGTAGTGTCGGGATTTCTGTAAGGTAGATTTGGATAAGGCTTTCGGGAGCTTTAACAGCAATTTGCTTTAATGCTGTTACCGTCTGCGCTTTGTTTTTGAACTTTTTAAGCTCAATAATTTCGTTTAATACATCGACATTATTGAGGACCCAATTACCGAACTTATCGACGTAACCTAATAAATTCTTTTCAGCATCTTCAAATCGAATCAGTTTTGAGTCATCTGACTGCTTTGACAGTTTTTTCAAATACTCAAGTGCATCGACAGCATTGTGAAGTCCGTCGATCTGGCCAGAGCGCAGCATACCGTTTTTTGTTAATCGCAGGACAATATTTCCGTCGCTATCTTCAAACGTATATAAATCACTGGAATCACTCGTCGCAAGCAGCTTTAACAATACGCTGATATTGTTCAGATTCAGTTCGTCGACAAACTTTTGTAGTTCTTTGATGTCTTCTTGATTTGTGAGCAGAATGGAACGTTTAGTATCTTCATCATAAGAAACAAGTTGACCCTTTTTATTTAAAGCAAGTACAACATTGCCAGCGTTGTCTTTCCATTCAAATAAATTTTCAGATTCTTCAGAATTGAGAAATTTGTCTAACAGCGCATTTACAAGCTCAACAACATCCCCTTCTGCTTTTGTTAAATTTGCACCATCCCAAACAAACAGACCAGCATTTTCACCTTGGGCAATACGTACTGTGGTATTGCTTGGAATATTGGATTTATCAGCTTCAAACAATGCGTAATTTGCATAAGAGCGCTGACCACTTTGCTGCAAAATCTTCATCATTTTGGCGAGAGTCGGATATTTTCGGCCAAGACGACTTATGACATCGCTGAACTCGTCACCACTAATGACTTGCCCAAGTGTTTTGGCATCTTTTTGAGCGTCAACCAGCTCTTGCTTTGTGATAATTGAATCAGCCATTGGCTTTCTCCAGACATAAAAAAGCCCCGTTCATCAACGGGGCTTGGATTTCTGTAAATTAGTTAAATGTAGTGGTGATCACGCTCATAGAATATGGCATCGTAGTTAGATGCTTTCAGCGTGTTGGTCATTTGTGTTTGTGGGGTAAGTTCTTCAAGCATAAATGCATGAGCCTCTGCTTGATCAGCGCGAACTAACGAATAGAGCGTTTTTACATAGCGATCAGGATCAACAACGAGCGGCTGAACCGGAGGCCTCGAAAGTACAATCGAATATTCATCTAGACCAGCTAAACATGGCACCACGTCTACAGTTGCATTAGATATTTGAAGATGGACATAGTAGCTCTGCCCCTCTTCAAATGTGCAAGGCTGCGATGTTGTAATGGTTAAACCATCTATCCCCTCAATTTCACCATCTTGGGTATCGATTACCGTGTTATCAGCAATCAATATCCGGTCATTGCGAATCAGTAATTCCGACTCATCTAGAACCTCAACCTCACAAGACATGTATTTGTAGCGAAGCTTATTCCATTCACGCCACGCCCGAACTTTCGCTTGTGCTTCATTCCGAATACCTGTTGTCGTAATCTTCAAAGGATTCTTTGGTGTGATGTCTTCAGGAATGGTGTACTTGATTCGAGCATCATCTTCATCTGAAGTGTATTCAAGCTCTACACCGTCATAGTCTTTCTGCACACCGAATGTATAGGAACGTTTTTCTGTTAAAGGAACTTTGTTTCGGTGATTAAAAAGTAAGACAGCATTTTCTTGCGGCTGCTCAAATTTAATCCTTGTAAGACTTCCGAACCGGTAAGGCTCACAGAATGCTGAACTAGCAACCATGCCTGCGATTTCTTCAAAGCTAAGATTGTCGTCATCAATGGTGTAATTGAACTCAGACATAAGATCTGAACCGAAATAACCATTAACTTTCTCAATCTCAGCATTAATTTGTACGATATCCACCTCAGCACTAGATCTACGGCCAATGTATTGATCCAGCGCTAAATTAATAAGTGCTTGCCCCGCTGACCGTGTAACTTGTAAAGGCCCAGTTCCATCAAGCGGAAGTTTACGATTAACTAAACAATTGAGTTTACGTTCTTTGATGGATAACGCACCATCTGTTGCAACAGTACGAGAACGTACTACTGTGACATTCCCGTAATCACTGATCGATGAATCAGCCATCCCATATACGGACTTAATTTTGCATGTGTCTTGAGTTTTACCTGCTTGAGTTGCTGTTGTACGACTTATACGGAAACGGAAAGAACCCGGTGTAGGCAAATCTATGTAAATCGTTCTACCAAATTGAGACTTGTTTTCAGCTCGAATCTCTTGGTTAATCGTTGTGATTGAGCCAACTGGATCACCATTCGCATCGATAGACTGCAATTCAATAACCACTGTAATGCCCTCTTCCCACACTCCGCCCTTACTGTCTTGATAAAATAGACCATTAGGAAAGAAGAAGTTAAAGACAGCCTGTTTAGCCTCTGGCATATCAAAGTTAAACCATCCAACATACTTGTTACTAACAGCATCAAAACGAACTGAAACAACCTGACCTTGTGTACTTTGATTAGGTAAAGTAAGGAGCTTATCCCATTCATTATTTATCGCGGAAGGATTGACCAAAGCAATCGTATCTGCTGAAACACTGTTAATCGTATAAGTATCATCTAGGGTAATTGAATTCGTGTTTCGATTTAGAATTGCGCCAGATGTTATGGTGTAACTGTCATTTACATAGTTCCAGTTCGCATTAATTTTTTCGGGATTAGATAAGGTAATTTCATAGTGAAATACGCCTGAAATAACGGTTTTATTCACACCAGATACAATAAATTGTCCAGACAAATCGCGAGTATTTGTTTCAGTAACCTGATTAGGTGGTGTCCCTGTAACAGTTTTAATATCAACTAAAGCACCAGTGAGCTGCAATCCTTTAAAAAAATTCGGATTATCAATATTTGTTGATGACTCGATGATTACCATCTTGGCTTCATTAACCATAATTGATCCAGTCAGGTTTACATCTTGAACCCCATATACAGCACCACTTAAAGCAATTCTGTCATTTGCTGCAAAGTGTTGTGTAAAGTCCAAACCTGTAGCTTTAATTAAATTAGGGCTCTGGAACCAGATATTACTTGTCTCAAGTACTGCTCGGTTTGGCTGTTCAATTGTCTGCCCATTGATTGATGTTGAGGTTCTTACAAACTTTGGTAGCTCAGTAAAAGCCTCACCAACTTGGTAAATCGGTGAGCCAATAATCGAAGTAAATGGATCATAAACTGAAACTGACGTCCCAGCGATATTAGCTACATCAGTATCACCATCTCGCATATCCAATATTTGAAAATATCCACGACCAATACACATCAAGCACTCTTCAATCTCGATGCCATCTTTATAAATAGTGTAAGTTTGTGCGATTAAATCCGGATAAGAACGAACGCGACCAAAAATATCGGGTATACGAGCATTTAACCGTGCCTGGTTAGAGCGTTGCGATAATTCATTATTAGATGAGCCAACAGTTGGCGACTGAGGTTTTGGCATTGTTAAAACAGTATAAATACTATATGCCGCCATAATAGCTACAACTGCATAGTAAATGATCTGCCACCATGCTGGCTCAATCACTACAAAAAATGTACCTTCAAGAGTTTGAATATACTCAATCTGCGCATTAATTTTCTTTGGGTGGTTTGGAGTGACATCGCAAGCTTCAGCAATCTGATTGTGATAGATTTTTGCATTCTCTGGCCATACCTCAAATTGTTGGTAGATGAAGCCTAAAACATCATCCACCTCAGCTACTGACCATGTAGAACGATCATAAACATCAGGAACGATGATGACTTTTTTCAAACTCATTTGTAAAACCTCGTTTCCCGAAAGTTCATTGAAATAATCTCAAGTGGCACGTACTGAACACCACGGCCTGTTAAATGCCAAACCTTGTCACAATAAAAAAGCCCGACATGTGCCGAGCTTCTTTTGCCATTGGTGAAAAAGACAATGCAGGGGGAAATAGGCTCCTTTAATTTCTTAAAACTACCCTTTCCATTTAAAAACCGTTCTAGTCGTTTCTTTAGATCACGCCCTGTGACATCCTTCCATGCATCACATAGAAATTCATTGCAGGTGTAGTCTTTGGTCCAGACTCGAGTATGCAAGTGGTCTAGATTCATATCATGCCCCGCAACAAAGGGAACCTTTCAAGAGAATAGATCTCACCAGTTTTCACGCTGTTAAGTTCTGGCGCCTGAGCATCAAAGGTGCAGTTGCCTGAATTGTCTTTCGATAAGGTGGCAATCTCTAGGGTCTGCAATGAAACCATTGGAGCTGTTAAGTCATCGTCTCGATATAATCGCCATCTAACAGAAGGTCTGGTTTTCCAGTTAGTGCCCAAACGGGCAGATACAACTGACTTAATTAGCTCATCATCTACATCAGCAATGGTTAGGCTAAGCTTTTGATCAAGGTCATTTGTGACTGTAGAACGTTGAATCGACATAGGTTGATATTCGTAAGAAATATCAGGCCCCGCCGACTCATGCTTTACAGTCACACCTTCTGTATCGTTTTTGACGAAGCGGAAAGGCTCTGTAAAGTCGGGATGCGAAATCTCAACACATTCCAAAGGAACCACACCACTGCTTGAGTTTAGAAAGAAGGATGTATAGTCAGGCATCTAAATACCCTCCATCGCTCTTGGTAGATCGTCATTTACCAGTTTTTCTAGTGGGTTGACTAACGATGCTAAGTCTTGCCCATCATTACCAGTTTCAACAATAATCTTGTTTAGCTCCGAATCTACAATAGGCTTAACTCGTAATTGAGCTGTCACAGTGTAAACTGGGCCTTGCATGCTCGTTAGTTGGAAGCTATCAGCAACAAATAAGCACTCATAAGGCTTAAATTCTGGACCATTTACCCGAAGCGAGGCATTGAACCTCTGGCTAGGAGTCTCAGACCAAACGTTATAGAACGCATCAAGATATTGAAATCCAGCTTCAAGTACCTTCCATTGAACGCTAACAGTGTGAAAGCTATTTTTACTCAGCCTTCTATTGCGCGGTGCTCCTCCATCCAAATCCTGTGAAGCTACCCCACTTTGGAATGCGACAGAATAGCCTTCTTGTGTTGAGCAATATTTTAATGTGTTCATAATTGCCTCATAAAAAAACCGACCTCATTTTGGGTCGGTTTTAAGTTTGATTATTCATTACTTTCTCTAACTGTTGAGTCGCCAAATCAAAACAGCGATTGATCCGATTAATGATGCCAAGCTAGCTGTAACAAGGGATATTGCTTTTCCCCACGCCATGATTATGGCTACTTTTCCTGCGTCTTTTGTGCTCATTTTACCCTCTATACTAATATTGGGTTTAGTGGTACTATTCTCGTTAGATTGATTCATTAATAGTTATTACTCCTTAACTGTTAATCAAAACCTCAGTGTTGGTAGCGCTGGGGTTTTTGCTTTTTCAGGATTTTAAATCCTTCAATTTTTTAGTTCATCCTGCGGTTTTTCCGCATTCAGAAATAGAAAAAGCCGCCCTTAGGCAGCTCTTCGCTTGTTCTCTCTTATACTGTTAACTTCAAACGGTTTTACTTACATACCGCTTACGGTTCTTCTCTTATGCCTGTACTTTTAATTAAGGGTTTTGCTCATCAGCAGGCTTGCCCTGACAAAATTCAACAAGGCTTAAAGTTGAAATATCAGAAACACGGATCTGAATACTTAATGGTCTGCCCGCAGCTGGGAACAATTTTGAGTTTTGAATATATTTTGCATCTTTAAGATACAAAAAATGTTCTTTAAGTGAGTCTGGAAATTTAATTTCCTCACCCTCATCTAACTTTTTAATTATCTCTTCTCTCGGCTCTTTGATATGGGAATAAAAGAATTCCTTCCAAAGTGAATTTTCTTCGAGTTCGAAAAATTCTTCTTCCCTGATTGCAGTGCCAGTAATTACGCTGCCACCAACCCCGACTGTCACATAGAAATCTGGATAATCATCTTCTCTATGTGCATTTTCAGAAATTGCTTTTATCAATAAATTAGTATCATTTCTACTCATTCTTCTTTTCCATAAAGTTTAATTAAGAAGATTAGAATCTATCAAAGAATAAATTTAATAGCCACCGAAGTGGCTACTAATTATTGCCGTCTAGGTGTTGCATTGTAGTTTTGCTTGAATGCCTTGCTGATTCTACTATTAGGGTTTTGAATTCCCTGTAGGAAAACTTTCTCCGCAACCTCCCCAGCAATCTGTCTAATGCGAACATCTAAAGAACCATCGTCATTTCTCGTCACGTCAGCCGTTTGACCTTCCATGACATAGACATTCACGATTGGTTCAAGGACAGTGGCACTACCATTAGTAGGATTAGAGTTAATCGCGTTGTACTGGTTCATTTCACGCTGAGAAGCCAAGAAGCTTGTTAAGTCTTGGTTTTGGGGGACTGTTCTAAATTTTGTGTAAGTACTTAATTTTCATTTATCCTTCAGAGGATAATTACAAAAGGTACTTCACATGGATGAAGCAACAATCAAAAGTATGGCTGCCGAATTGGCTAAAGGTCTAAAAACACCAGAAGACTTAAACCAAATGACAGCAGTCTTTAAAAAATTCATGATTGAAACTGCACTCAATACTGAACTTTCAGACCATCTCGGTTATGAAAAGCATCAGCCCAAGAAAGGCTCAAATAGCCGTAATGGGTTTAGTTCTAAAACCATTACAACTCAAGATGGACAACTGGCTTTAGATATTCCCCGTGATCGAGAAGGTTCATTTGAGCCACAAATTATAAAAAAGCACCAAACACGCATCACCAGTATGGATGACCAAATCCTCTCACTGTATGCAAAAGGAATGACTAATAGGGAAATTGTAGCCTTCTTCAAAGAAATGTACGATGCCGATGTGTCAGCATCTCTCATCAGCAAAGTTACCGATGCTGTGATTGAGCAAGTGACTGAGTGGCAAAATAGAGCCTTAGATAGCCTTTATCCTGTTGTCTATCTTGACTGTATTGTTGTCAAAGTCCGTCAGCACTCCAATGTGATTAACAAGTCCGTATACCTTGCTTTAGGCATCAATATGGATGGGCAAAAAGAATTACTGGGTATGTGGATTGCTCAGACAGAAGGTGCCAAATTCTGGCTGTCAGTCATGACAGAGCTAAAAAATCGAGGAGTACAGGACATTCTTGTTGCCTGTGTAGATGGATTAAAAGGCTTCCCTGACGCGATAACCTCTGTTTACCCTCATACTGATATTCAACTGTGTATCGTGCATGTTGTACGCAATAGCCTGAGATTTGTAAGCTGGAAAGACTACAAAGCTGTTACGTCGGGTCTGAAAGCGATTTATCAGGCAAGTACAGAGGAAAATGCTTTAAAATCCCTAGACATCTTCTGTGATCAATGGAATCACCAGTATCCCAAAATTGGAGAATCCTGGCGGGCCAATTGGGAAAATATCCGAACGATCTTTAGCTATCCAGCCGAAATACGTCATGCAATTTATACAACAAATGCGATTGAGTCGTTGAATAGCGTAATACGCCATTCAACGAAGAAAAGGAAAATCTTTTCATCTGATGACTCAGTAAAGAAGGTCATTTACTTAGCAACATCAAATGCTGCGAAGAAATGGACGATGCCAATTCAAAATTGGCGTTTAGCAATGAATTGGTTTACGATTCAGTTCGATGATCGATTAAAAGATCATTTATAA